TACATGGTAGAACTAAATAGAATTATTGGCGAAAGCTTGTTTGAAGGAATGTACTAATGACTTATCTTCAGTTAGTTAATAATGTACTCAGGAGACTTCGTGAAACAGAAGTTACCTCTGTGCAGTCCACAGCGTACAGTAAGCTCATTGGTGACATCGTTAATGACGCTAAGAACCTTGTGGAGAACTCGTGGGATTGGTCAGCACTTAGGACTACGTTAACAGTTACTACAGTTGCTGACATTTTTAACTACGCACTCACGGGTAGCCAAAACAGCATCAAAGAACTTAACGTGTTTAACGATACGTCCAACATTGTGATGGACTACCAAACAGCTAACTGGTTTGACGAACAGTACATGCTACAAGATCCACTATCAGGCTCACCACGGTACTATACGTACAACGGTGTTAATTCTAGTGGAGACACTTTAATTGACATTTACCCAAAGCCTGACGCTGTGTACACCATTAGATTTAACTGTGTACTACGTAATCCTGACTTAAGTGCTGATGACAGCCAGTTGTTAATTCCTTCAATGCCCGTGATACATTTGGCAGTAGCTTTGGCTGCACGAGAACGTGGCGAAACTGGAGGCACATCAGCTGCTGAGTACTTCCAGATTGCTAACAAGTATCTGTCCGATGCCATTGCACAGGACGCTGGTAGACATCCAGAAGAAACCATCTTCTATACACCGTAAGGCGCATTTGTATGGCACAAGAACTCAAAAGCATTAATCTTGTAGCACCAGCGTTCAAAGGTATCAACACCGAAGATGCACCGCTGGCACAAGATCCGTCTTTTGCTGAAACAGCTGACAACGCAGTGATTGACAAGCGTGGGCGTATTGCTGCGCGTAAAGGCTACAGCTTGCTTACTCAAGCTACGTATGAGTACGTTGTAGTGGACGACACCACTGGCTTTCAAGCAAACGAAACAATCACTGGAGGCACGTCAGGAGCTACAGCAACGATTACAGAGGTGTACAACGGCACTGTGTTACTTATTCAGGACACAAGGTCAGGAACCTTTAGCGCGTCTGAGACACTTACTGGAGGAACTTCTGCAACAACTGCTACGTACTCCTCTACTCAGACAAGTGTTGACTTAAGTTCTAATCCTCCGCGTGCAATAAAAGAGTTTAAAGACAACGCAGGTAACATCAAAATATTTTCAGTAGGTAACAACAAGATCCTAAGCGGTACGGAGACTATTGTAGACGAGACGCCTAGTGGCTATACAATTACCGCTGATAACTGGAAGATGGTCACGTTCAATGACAAGATCTATTTCTTCCAGAGTGGGCACGAGCCTCTGGTGTATGACAGCACGTCAAAAGCAGTAGAAGAACTAAGCTCTGTCTCTGGTGCAGCTGGTGTGTCTCTAACGATGTACGGTAATGAAGTTCTGGCTGCGTATGGCCGTTTGTGGACTGCTGACTTTGCTACAGAAAAATCTATTGTGTACTGGTCTGATCTTTTGATAGGCCAAGACTGGACAGGAGGTACATCAGGATCCATTGACATTTCTAAAGTTTGGCCTGATGGGTTTGACGAGATTGTAGCACTGGCTGCACACAACAACCTGTTGATTATTTTTGGTAAGCACAGTATGGTTGTTTATTCTGGTGCGGAAGCTCCTGCAACCATGGCGTTAACGGACACTGTGTCGGGCATTGGTTGCGTAGGCAGAGACACCGTACAGTACACTGGTTCTGACGTACTCTTCTTGTCACAAACTGGTCTTAAGAGTTTCGGCAGAACAATACAAGAAAAATCAATGCCACTGACTACACTGTCCTCTACGATTACTAAGGACATCATTCAATTAATTAACGAAGCAAACGAGTTATATACTTCTGTTTATCACCCAGAAGAAAACTTCTACTTACTGACCTTTAGCAATCAAGACATGACGTACTGCTTTGACATAAGAGGTACATTAGAAAACGGAGCTTACAGAGTAACACGTTGGCCTGCTACCGGATTTAAATGTTATGAAAGTAGAGACAATGGTGACTTGCTTATAGGCAACATTAACGGCTTTGGTAGGTACACTGGCTATCAAGATAACGGTAGTTCCTATCCTTTTAAGTACTTTAGTCCTGAGTTATCTTTTGGAGACCCTTCTAAACTAAAGTTTCTCAAGAAGATTAGACCTACGATTGTAGGAGGCAGTGGCCTTAATATTTTGTTTAAATGGGACTATGACTTTGGTTCTGCTTACAACGCAGAATTTATTACACTCAGTAGCCAAGCAACGGCTGAGTTTGGTGTAGACGAATATAACATAGGTCAATTCTCAAGCGGTATTCTCACGTCTAAACAGGCAATTAATGCTAACGGCAGTGGTGGAACTTTGAGCATTGGTCTAGAAACAGACATTAATGGTGGACAATTATCTTTACAGGAAATAAACATACTTGCGCTGGTAGGTAAAACAATATGAGCAACTACACTAAACTTACTGATTTTGCCTCTAAGGACGGCTTGTCTTCTGGGGACGCTAACAAAATCATCAAAGGAACTGAGTTTGAAACTGAGTTTGACAACATTGCTACGGCAATAGCAACTAAAGCAGACACTGCTAGTCCGACGTTTACTGGGACTGTGACAATGGCTGACATTGCGTTTACTGGTGAGTTGTCAACAGGTAGTATTAACGGAGGGACGTACTAATGGAAGAACTGCTTAAACTTTTAACAGGTGCTGCTGGCGGTCTTCTTACTAAAGAAGCTTATGACAAGTTAGCAGAAATTGGACAAAAAGGCTACGAAGAGTTAGCAGGAGAAGGCGGTCTTGCCGAGAAACTTTCAGGTATGCTTGAGTTTCAGCCTTATACTGTAACTTCTGCTACTGGTGGTCAGTTCGGTATGCGCAGGGACCCGGAGACGGGTCAAATGGTCTATGAACTCCAGACTTCTCCAGAAGAACAAGCGCTGCAACAACAACAGTTAGCTCGTGCCCAGGAGTTCTTCGGACAAGCTGCGATGCCTGTAGCTGACCGTGAGCAAGAAGTGTACCAGCGTATGCGTGCAGCTATGTCTCCCGAAGAGGAAAGACAGAGGCTTGCACTAGAGCAACGTTTGGCTGCACAAGGGCGTCTAGGGACGCGTACTGGCATGTTCGGTGGAACACCAGAGGCTCTTACGCTGGCTAAGGCACAAGAAGAAGCTAAAAACGCAGCTATGTTGAACGCAATGCAGTTTGCAGGTCAAGAGCAGCAACGTCTGGCTGGTTTAGGTACAGGCATGTTAGCTGCTGGGTACGTACCGCAGGCTCTGTTGATTGGGGCAGTACAGCCAGGAATGACTGCGGCAGAACGTCAGCGTCAGGCAGCATCAGAACAAGCAGGAGCGTTTGGTGAAACCTATGTCTCAGGACTAGATGCTTTACTTCAGTCTGGTTTAGGGCAAGCAGACTTAGTAGGTGCGCTTGGTTCTGGTTTAGCTGGTTCTTTTTTGAGCAGTTTGTTTAAGTAAGGAGGACACAATGGCTACATTTTCACAACAGTTCCTAGCTAATCTCGGAAGTCCTCAATGGACACAAGGGATGTTTGGCTTGGGTCAGGCTATTGGTGGTATTCCTGGGCAGATGCAGCAGCGCAGGCAGCAAGAGCAGTTTAACCAGCTGATGCAACAAGGGCAGGCTGCTATGGCTGCTGGTGATGCTGCTCAGCTGGCTCAGATAGGGCAACAGATGACTGCCGCTGGGTATGCTAAAGAAGGGCAGGCGTTGACTCAAGCTGCTATGACCGCCAGAGAACAACAGAGAACAAAGGCAGAAACAGTAGGAAAAGAAAGAGCTTCTGCTCAGATGTTAATGTCTGAATTACAGGACTACGTAAATAATCCACAGCTTCCTGCTAATATGAGACAACAGGCTAATAATTTACTTAGAGCAGCAGCAGTAGCGGGTGACAGAGCAGTGCTTTTAGAACCTCGCGTAGCGCAACTAAGAACACAAATGACTCAGGCAGGTAAACCTTCTGTTGTACCTGGGGGAGCCGCTTTAGTAGGTCCTACAGGAGAAGTCTTGTACCAAGCGCCTGTTAAATCTGCTGCTCCTAAAGGACCTGATAGAGAAATTATTAAACCAAGCAAAGAAGATCCTAACTTTAGAATATTTGAAGACGGCCAACTAGTTAATACTATTCCTGTTAAAACAGAAGGTAAAACACTAGAAGAAGTAGAGATGGATAATGACCGTATTTCTCAAATAGTAAGGATCAAAGGCGATATAGCAGAACTTATGAAAAAAGAAGGTCAGTACGCAGACTGGACCGCTTCTGGAGTTATGGGACAGCTTCTGGGCAACTTTTGGGGTGGTTCTACCGCATACGACAGAAACAGTCTTATTAATTCTGTTAAAGCAAGTTTAGGTCTTGAAGCAATTACTGCTTTAAAAGAAGCATCTAAGACAGGAGCTACTG